ACCTGGGATTGTGTAGGTGGCTTCGATATGATGCAATGATACTGACCAGTCTAATCCTGCTTGACTGGCTACCTCACTGGCTGAAGTTGCTGTGACTGCAGTGCCAGCACGAAGCCAGTTGGACTGGTTCTTGGCTGGCACATCTGCTGTAATCGTAGTCATTATTCATCCGCCAATTCGATGTATGCAAAACTGCCATTCTTATTGAGTTCATAGAGGCGCTTCTTGATATCATCAAGATTGCAACCTGTGCCCATCAACTCAAGAAGGCATTGCTGATTCATCAAAGCAAAGTAATGTTCTGGAACATTGACTACTCTGCTGTATAGGTCAGAGTCCACAAGAACTCTGGATACAAACTTATGTCCATCGAATTCAAATGGGTAGATAGCAAACTTCGTCCCATTATTTTTTTCTACTGTCTCCATTTATTGTCTCCTTATAGATACTTGCTGACGCTGTGGTAGGTAGAGGTGTTGATGTACTCTTCTTCTGTTAGTGAGAGAATACGGATGAGACTTTCAATCTCTTCTTTCTGTGCCTTGTACTCCCAGTGATGTATTACTTCATATTCTTGGCGTGGTTCTGGCGCAAGGATTCCAGGCTTGAATGCTATATAAACATTGACTGTTCCATCATAGCGTTCATTGATTGAGATATCATCAGCCTTTACTTTACCAATTTGACGAACAGCATCGCGGGCTACTTTCTTTGCCCAATCAGCTTTTGCCTTGTTGTGTTCTTTCTCTAGCTTTTTTTGATTTTCATAACCTTTTTCTAATGAGGATAAAGTTGACGATAGTGCAACAAGTACCGCCTCAACCGGTAGCTTGACACTTACCCTTCCATTATTCTTTGCCATCATATCTCCTTTGTTTGTTGTTTGTATACTGACTCGTATGTGTCAGCAACTCTCTCTGTTATAGCTCGCAACTGCTGCCAGATAGCTATCTCTTGCTCTTGCAACTGGCGTAGTTGCTCTCGTTCTTCTGGTGTCAATACCATCCGTAGTTCCTCCAATGCGCCCAAGCAACTGATGGCTTCTCGTATCGATGCTGGATATAGACCAGCCCCCGCTCAATTTGGAGCGGGGCTGGGGTATCTGGTGACAAGTTCAGTAACTGTGGTATACCGAACGCTGAACTGTCTGGGTTCTTTGCATCTGGATTCCAAGCAGACTCCTTGCCCCATAGTTTTGCCAATGCACGAAACTCGCTGCGGTCCCATTCTGGATACAAAGTTTTCATCAACAGTCGTGCATATGCTTTGGACAAGTGTTTGTCCCACACAATAGGTATGGATTCTCGTAACCTCTCGTCTTTCATATATGTAGCTACGGCTGCTGCATAACTTTCGGATGGGTGCCCGAAGATTTGCGACCAGAAGCTGAGATACCAGGCCATCACTACTGCTAAAGTTTGTTTGAAACGAACCATTTGATTCCCCTATAGGTAAGGTAAGCAAGTCCGGCAACGAGAAGCCAGGACTGCAGTGGACTGAGGGCATAGATTTCAATTGGAATCTCGTTCATTGCCTAACTCCTTTATGTGTATGACTTTGTATTCCTCATCAATAATAAGTGTGTCTGTAAATAGCCAGTCGGCTGGGTCTGTCTCTGACTTGAGTTCAATTGTCATTCGATATGTCTTCATTTGTATAGGTCAATCTCAATAGACTCGTCCGAGACTTCTTGCGTGTAGTTGGTCTGCTCAAGGATACTGTTTACTATATCTGCAATCTGCCGTCTTGCGTGTAGTTCACCAGCAGCACGGACCTTGATGCTCCATTGAATTTTGACAATAGAATCATAATCATCCCACGTGTAATCATTTGTTGCTTCAGATGTAAGTATCACTTCGTCTCCTTTACCTGTTGTTTTGAATGGTTTATTCATTGACATCAGCCGAATAGAACTTGGTCGCAGCACAAGGATAGCAATAAGCACTGGACTCGGACCAGTCTGTGCGTTTGATTTCTATCTGGCTACCGCACTTCATACATTCCGTGGGTATATATGTCGTTGCCATTATTGAATATGCCCTTCTGCCATTAGTCCTTGCAATAGATTGAATGTCTTGCTTAGTTCTTTCTTGATATCGTTAGTCGTCAAGAGGTTTGGCGATAACTGTTGTTGTGCTGCAATGATGGCTGTTTGCATATCAATTATATCTCTTGTTGTATAACCAAGCATTAGTCCTCCTCAGCAAAAGCAAACATTTCTTCCCAACATTCTGGATGAGTGCCAGAAATAATCTGCTCTCGTAATGGAGCAGAAAGATTTGGGAAAGCTTCTTGTGCGTGCTTGCCTGTAAGATAAGCAAATAGCTCATCTTCATCTACATTGAGATAGCCAGGCTTACCACAATGCAGGCACTTGCGAGTTGAATAACCTGTCAACATAACCGCCTCCTTAGACTAGTATTGAACAAACATATTGAATGATGGGGCTGGTGCAGGTGGGACCAGCCCCATCAAGATTAGGGTATTAGATACCCGCGACGGAATGAATCTCAATACGAGTCATTGGCGCACGGCGCTGTTCGTTAGGAACATTTGGACGAGTATCAAACCGAGTGCTCAAACGACCACTCACATTGACATACTCGGATACGCCTTGCTCATCAAAGTTTACTTGTCGCAAACTTTCCTTTACTTGTGGGTCAGAGATAACTACTGGCATTGTCACAATGCAGCGTCCATCTGAACCACGCAAAGTAATGTTGCCGGTAATTACCTTGTATGTACCAGCACCACGCTCGGTTAGATTCTTGATTTGTCCTGATAGTGTTACTTCGTTCATTGCTGTCTCCTTTTATTGTGTATTGTGTAAACCGGCGGTGACCCGCTGGGCACATCGTGCCAGCGGGAACCGCTTCTAACCTATGATAAAACTTACATACAATTTGGACAAGGGGTATGAAGATTTATTTGGTAGTGGCAGTCATCGCATATGTCATAACCAACTGGGATATCAAGATAATCTGACTGTGTAAATAACCGGTCATTGATATCAACGATAGGGTCTTTGAACTCTTTACGAATTCCGCCATCTGCCTGACGAGTAACGGAACCTACCCATTCTGACTGGTCAACTATCTCACCAGGGTCATAGATGTGGGATAGAATCGTACCTAAGCCAAAGCGCACACGGTTCTCAGCGTGGTCACGCTCCCAAGGGCCAGAGCTATTGACTCTCCACTCACGCTCTTGCATACATTCTAGACACATAGCATCTAAATGTTCACAATATATGCAGCCCATCACTGGACTTGTATCAAACGGTAGTTCTAATATCTCGACATCCATATCGTGTCGGTCAGTCAGCGAGTATACCTCAACACCGTTCATTAGTTGCCTCCTCCTGAATCAAGACCACATCTATGGCAGTAAGAATCATAGATATGGTCACACATACCATCATTGGCACAAGCACAAGAACCACCATAAAACGACGGACAATCTTCACCACACACCATCATTTTGCCTCCTTGATTGAGCACTGCCCTGTCACCCTGGTGCAGGGCGGTGCGACCTAGACTAGTAAGAAACTCAAGATACTTTCGATAATTAGTCACCTTCATATGGCACCTTACCTTTCTGGACTCAGCCAATTTACTCCACCACATACAAGTGGAGATAACAAAAAAGGGCTGGCTATTACACCAGCCCTTCTTTGCTAGAGGGTCGAATCCTCGCTTAGAGGAATCGCATCTACCGACTCTAGCCGATAGATGGTGCTCCAGTTGTCGCCGCGCTTATCGGTCTTGAACCAACCGGAAACGCTTGCAACTGGGCGCTCAGGCTTGCCGCTTTCGCCGACTAGGTCGGCTGACTGCTCGACTACCGCCAGTGCACGAAGTGCACCGACGGCTGCGCTGAAGCAGATAAAGGGCAGAGACGCTTCGTAGCGTCCTTCTTCATTGCGGATAATCATTACGCCGGTGGCGTAAGAGTTGCCGTTCTTAGCGGTCTTGATGGCAAGACCTGCCAGTTCGGCGTCTGCGAAGGAAACAATGTTCTTGGACATTGCAGCACCTGCTTTCACTTTGGAGTTGTTGCCACTCTTGTGAGTGGCAAGACCCGCGCTTTGCCATACGGCGGGGTCCCACTTGTCATAAGACACGCCCGCGCAGCGGGGCGTGGCGTTGACAAGGGGGTGGCGTATGGCAGGGTCGTCTGCCACTCACGGCAACTACCCAAAGTGAGGTGCTAGATGTCCAATTGTTTCCGAGCGCCGAACGGTCTTGCCAGACCGCGTTGGCAACTCTGCCACTGGCGAATCCGCAATGGGACGCTACGCTCTGCCCTTGCTGAAGCCAGCGTCGGTATGGCGGTAGGAGGTCAGCCAGTCGGCGGGCAAGCCTCCAGTTGCTTCCGGTTGGCTAGACCGATGGCGACACCAGCACCAGCACGGCTAGCGGTAGATGTCCCTCTAGCACTGGGCTGGTCAGATAGCCAGCATTTATAGTTATCGGAACGGACTCAGCGCCCTATTCAGCCTGGCAGAGATAGTAGCCTCTACTCAGCCACGCAGAATAGTGCAGTCAGCCCTGAGTCAAACAGTCTGGCGGTCTAAATGACCCCAGACTGTTTAATTAGGACTGAACTGGATATAGTACACACCCAAAAAGATTTTTCCGTACAGTCCTGTGCCCCTGTTATCTGTACCAGTTTGTCCTATTTTGGTAGGACTTAGAAAAAATCTTTTGCCCCAAATCGTTCGTTTGGGCTGTTTGAACAGGTTAATAGATTATAGAGACTGTTTTATTTTTTACTGTAGCAAATCCTTTCGGGATTTGCGTTACAGACCGTATAAACTATCTGTTACAGCCTGGCTGTTCTAACTGTAATACTAGCTATTGAAGATGGGACAGTTCTGTGACTTTTCAGAAAAAGAATGCCAACCCCAATGTGAGGGCTAGCGCAGAGGCAAAACTAAAGGTTTTGGCGTTAGTAGCAGAGGGGCACTCCGTGCCCAATGCAATGAGGCAGGTAGGGCTAAAACCTGACACCGTCAGGATATGGCTTGTGCGCGATAAGAACTTTGCCACTAAGCTGGAGGATGCCCAAGAAGAGGCTAAGTCAAATTCTATAAAATCCCTGGGTATCGCAAAGGACGAAATCAAGTTTGCCCAGTTTTCTGAGATGTTCCTGGGAAGCAAGATTTTTCCCCACCATCAAGATTGGGTGGACCTGTTAGAGGGAAACGAACCGAGCTGGCTACACCCGTCAATAGTGTATGAGCCAGCCCAAGGCAACCGTATCCTTATCAATGTCCCACCCGAGCACGCTAAGTCCACCGTTATAACGGTCAACTATTCGACTTATCGCATTGCTCTCAATCCGAACATACGAATCATCATCGTATCGAAGACCCTGTACAAGGCACGCGAGTTCGTGTATTCTATCAAGCAGCGTCTATCCCATCCTCAGTATATGAAGCTCCAGACAGCATATGGTCCGGAAGGCGGATGGAAGCAGGACGCAGATACCTGGCGGGTCGATACTGTCTATCTTGGGAGTGATGCGAGGAATTCCTCTGAGAAGGACCCCACCATCCAAGCTCTTGGTATGGGTGGGCAGATTTATGGTGCCCGCGCCGATTTGATTATTCTGGACGACTGCATCACCACGGCAAACGCCCACGAATACGAGAAGCAAATCAACTGGCTCCAGAAGGAAGTTATTACCCGTCTGGGCAAGAATGGCAAGCTGCTAGTGGTAGGGACAAGAATTGCACCAACTGATTTTTATAAAGAGCTACGTGACCCTAAGTATTGGTCGGCTGGTAAGAGTCCTTTTACTTATCTTGGTATGCCCGCTGTACTTAGGTATGGCAGCAATCCAAAAGATTGGGAAACGCTTTGGGCTAAGTCTGACCAGCCCTGGGATGGCGACGATATCGAACCTGATGAGGATGGGTTGTACCCAAAGTGGGACGGACCAACCCTATACACCCGTCGTGGAGAAGTAACGCCGTATACCTGGGCGCTGGTCTACCAACAGGAAGACGTGATGGAAGACTCCATCTTCCCGCCCGACTTAGTGCAAGGCTCAATCAATGGAATGCGAAAGCGTGGACCGCTTCGCCCTGGCGCTGCGGGACATCCCAATCAAGTCGAGGGTTATACCGTTGTAGGGTTTGACCCAGCTATGGGTGCGGGTCGAGCTGCATTTGTTGCGATGACCTACAACCGCCACGATGGAAAAATTTATATTCTTGACTGTCTTGATATGGCAGAACCTACGCCCCAAAAGATTAGGGCAGCCATTGAAGAGTTTGTTCAGAAGTACAAACCACAAGAGTTGCGGGTTGAAATCAACGCCCACCAGAAAGCGTACGCCCTTGATTCGGATTTACAACAATGGCTATCAATATATGGCTGTCGCCTCAATGCTCACTTTACTGGGAAGAACAAATGGGATACCACATTCGGTGTTGCAGGAATGTCCACCCTCTTTGGAAGCACCGCTAATGGAAAGCACCAAAAGAATAACCTTATCGAGTTTCCAAGCACTGAAGGCTCTGAGGGGCTTAAGGCTCTAGTACAACAACTTATTACCTGGCGCCCAGATACCAGGGGTAAGACTGACTGCGTAATGGCACTCTGGTTTGGAGTAATTCGCTGTCGAGAATTTATGCAACAAAACTCTACCGTGCAAAGATATGCCCACAATCGTTGGGCTACCAGAGCACAGGCTGCAAAGCGTTATACGGTAAACATTGACGAGATGGTTGCCGAACAGTGGCAACAAATCTACGGATAGGAAATAGATGTTATCTATCGAACAAATCTCAGCGCGAGTAGAGAATCTGCGTCAACGTGCTGCAGAGCGGGATTCCCGCCAGCAAGACGTCCTTGCTGTCCGTAAAGGTCAGATTGCTACCGTTTATCCTGACTTCTTTCCAGAAGGCGTAGATGCCAATGTCGTTGCAAATTTTATTGATATTGTGGCGCGAGACCTATCTGAGGTTATGGCGCCGCTCCCTGCGGTTAACTGCTCTGCCGCAAATCAGTCGAGTGACCGTTCTCGTAAATTTGCTGATGCACGCACTCGTATTGCTAATAATTATTTTTCTCATTCTGACTTACAAGTACAGATGTACACGGGTGCCGATATGTACATCACCTTTGGTTTCGTCCCGTTCATAATTGAACTCGACGATGAAGCGGGGCTGCCGCGCATACGCATAGAAAACCCAGTGGGTGCTTACCCTGAGTTTGACCGCTATGGGCGCTGCATTGCCTTTGCTAAACGCTACTATATGGCAGTCGGGGAGCTTGCTTCACAGTTCCCTGAGTATGCACATATCTTGCTTGGCAAAGAAATGTACAAGTCAGATATGAACTCACAGATTGAGATTGTTCGTTATTATGACGAGCAACAGTCAATTCTGTACGTACCAGAACGCAATAACCTAGTTTTGTCTTCTGCAAAGAATCCAATTGGCAAGATGATGGTTGTAGTAGCACGCCGTCCTTCTATTGATGGCGAGATGCGTGGACAGTTTGACGACGTACTCGGTATTCAGTTGCTTCGCAATAGGTTCGCATTACTTGCGATGGAAGCAGCGGAAAAGTCCGTACAGTCTCCAATTGTTCTTCCTGCCGATGTCAACGAACTCGAGATGGGTGGCGATGCTGTCATTCGCACAGCCAACCCAGCTGGAGTCCGTCGTGTAGACCTCAACATTCCACCTGGTGCATTTACTGAACAACAGATTTTGCAGCAAGAGTTGCGAACTGGAACACGTTATCCCGAGGGTAGAACTGGCAACATTGACGCCAGCATCATTACCGGTCAGGGTGTTCAGGCGCTTATGGGTGGCTTTGATACACAGGTTAAGTCAGCGCAAGCTATTTTTGCTTCGTCGCTCCGCGATGTTATTTCTGTTTGCTTTGAAGTAGACGAGAAGTTCTTTGACTATGAGAAGACCATCCGTGGCGTAGACGCTGGTTCTCCGTACCAGATTACCTACAAGCCAAGTAAGGATATCAAAAAGGATTATTCAGCAGACGTTCGTTATGGAATGCTGGCTGGATTGAACCCTGCACAGGGTTTGATTTTTATGTTGCAAGCCTTATCCGGTGGACTTATTTCTACTGACCTTGCTATGCGTGAGTTGCCATTTGGTATCAACGTTACACAGGAGCAAGAGAAGATTGAGATTGAGAATATGCGTAAGTCGCTTGTTCAATCTCTACAGGCTTATACACAAGCTATACCGCAGATGGCTATGTCTGGTGCAGACCCATCTTCGGTTATCAAAAAGATTGCAGATGTAATAAAGGCGCGTCAAAAGGGCGTTACGATTGAAGATGCAGTTGAGGACGTCTTTGCTCCAGAATTACCTCCTGCTGGTGCACCACAGGTTGAGCAACCGTCCCCTGCTCCCGCTGCGCCAGTAGGAGGCGCTTCTCCACTAGCACCTAGTGCTGGCGGTGGATTACAAAGTGTTTTAGCAGCATTGACCGCAGGTGGTCAAGCATCAGGTAGTGCAAGAACCGTCGTACGCAGATAGGAGTAAATATGCCCCCAAGAAAGAAAAAGGCTACTCCACGTAAAAAAATAAAGACGGTAAAACGAATTAGAACCGTAAAGACCATTGAGCATACAAAGCTTGAGGTTTACGCTATCTGGCTCAATGAATATTACAACTCTCTTAAGGCAGCTGGATTTCCAGAAGATATTTGCCTTAGTTTGATTATGGATAAAGAGTCTTACCCAGCTTGGGTAAACTTTGAGATTCCCAAAGATATAAACCCAAGTAAGTATTTGGACGAAGAGGATGAGGACTAATGGCGGATAGACGTGGTGGATTTAGACCTACTGCTCCTCAAAATAATCCTGCTAATGTAAACGCCCTCGGTGGCGATGGTCAAAGTGGGCGCAATACTCAACCGGCTCGTTACATTTCTGGACTCCCTTATGGTGAGGGTCAAGCCACTATGGAACAACAGACATCTGCACCTATGGCTGGTCGAGCAGAACCTTCTGCTATGGAGATGCCAGTACCACTGATGGCACCATCTGCACGGCCCGATGAACCAATTACTGCTGGTATTGACCTTGGTCCTGGTCCTGGTTCTCAAGCTGTAATGACTCCCAATAGAACACCCAGCCTTATGGAAACAATTCGTGGCTTGATTCAATACGACCCAACCGGAGATACGGAGCTTATTTACCGAAGACTTGTCGATGAAGGATACTGATGACTCAAGAAATCAACTACATCGTAGCCAAGACAAGTCCAGGACTTTACGCAGCAGCAAAGCAAGCTGGACTCAATACGCAACAAAGAAACCAAATTGAACAGTTTTCTTGGACCGTAGATAAGAATAAACAACTCAGCGCAAAACCTATTGATGTTGCTCGTATGGATTTCAACAATCTAGACGCTGATGCACAAGAAATGTTGAAGTTTCTTTATCCAAATGCCGAGTATACAACCGGTGCTCCAACCACAAAAGACTATGCCTTTGGTGCGCTAAAGACAACCGGAAAAATTGTTGCCAGCCCACTTATTGGTTTATTCAAAGCAGCTGGTGTATGGAATCGTCTTATCAATACTCCGTACCTAATGGCTCGCCAGGCATCGCAGGGTGAAGGTCTTTTCAACAAACAGACATTTACTGATGCTTGGGACGGGCGTAGAGTTTATGATAATGGTGCCCTTACAGAAGCAATAAGAGTTTTTGGTAAAGAAAAGGTTGAGGTAGCAAAAGGTTTACTTGCTGGCCTTACTCCTGGTGAGATTATTGCTTCTTATGGTTCTATCGACCAACCACTTCTTGATGCAATTTCAGAAGCATTTAGTGAAGAAGCAAACTTCAAACAAGTACTTGATGGTGTCAAGTATGCCCAGGTTTCTCCAGGTCGTGACCTTGCTAGGTCGCTAACCAAAACAAATAATCGCGCTGCATCTTCTCCACATATTGATTATATTGATGGCAAAACAAAGAATATTTCTGGTTGGATTGATTTTGCCTATCAGATTATGATTGACCCGCTTACTTACGTAACCGCAGGTCTTAGTAGAGTTCCTATGCTTGGTGCAAGACTCACTGGAAAATATCAAGCCGGTCAGCAGATTATTGATAGTATTGCTCGTTATGGTTCAGATGGTGTCCGTGAGGCGTTCAAACAATATCCAGACCTTGCTAAACACTGGAACGATGAAATCGGTCCTGAAGTAAAGAAGCTGGTTGATGCAGAAACTACAGCAGAGAAAGCGGTTATCCGCAGAAGAATTGGTCAGACCTATCAAGGGCATAACTCTGATGAATGGATTTCGCTCCTTGCGCGTAACAGAATATTTGATGCCGAGAGTGCTGCAAAGTATTTTGGTGATAATGTCGATGCTGCTACTAAACTTCTTGCTGGTCGAGTAGATGGTGTTCAATATTTTCGAAACGGTATTGCTACTGCTAGAAATCAGCGCCGACTAGGTGCAGGTCTTGAGAGATGGGTAGATAATCTTTTCAATCCAACTCGTTCTATTGAAGAGATGGACAAACTAGGAAACGATGCCTGGGAAATCCTAACTAAGGTTGGCACAGAAGGAGAACTGGTCAGTCCAGTTATTTCTGATATTCAGCAATTTCGCAAAACTATGTCTCGCCGTTCTAGGCTGGGACAATGGATGGCAAAGA